GTAGGCCAGAACCGTTTACCAGACCGCGTACAGCTTTCATAAAGCTATAGTCGCGCTGCTCTTTTGCAGACATTTCAACCGCGCCAACAGACTGTTCTAACGGTGTGCCTTCGCCAATTGCGTCCAATAGAACGCCTCTGAACTGTGCAACAGATAGGCCATCGCCAATTGCTTGGTCGGCTAAGTCTCTGCGGTTATGCTTTTGTGCTAGCTTAATGATTTCGCCAGCATTCTTCTGGAAATCGCGCTTAGCTGCTTCTGATGCTGCTTCGCGGATTTCATCCACATTTTGTTCTGTCATTTTTGGAGTTTCCTTCACTTCTATGACGGTTTTTGTTTCAGCACTGCGATTAACGCCTACCCCTGCATCTGCAGGAACGCTCACAATACTAGCCTCGTATGGCATCCAAGAATTAACGCTGACTGTGCCAGCCCTATCATTCTTAGCGTCCATATTGCGGATTTGGTAGCCGATGCTGACGTTGCTTCTGATACCATCCTTAACGTCATCGTATATCTCTCTAGCAAGCGCACCTTTTCCAAAGCGCACCACTGCCCGTAGTCTGCGGTCAGTTGCATCAAGATATGTACGTTCGACAACGCCAATTTGTTTGGTTAAATCGTGGTCTAGCAATAAAGGTGCATGACCACTGTTTAACCTTGTTAAATCTACTGCCTCTTCGCTATGCTCTAGCACTTCTAGGCCAAACGAACGCTCTACAGGCTCTTCTGATGATAGAGACATCCGCACCCTGCGGTCATCTTCATCTATCATTTCGCTTTCTGCTGCGCGGTAATTAAGCGCAGAACGGTCAAAACGTTCCATTTCTTCTTCATCCTCATCATAACCAGCAGTTTCTGTAACTACAGGCTCTGACATTTCGCTTTTGCCGAAGGTGATAACATACTCGTCATCAGTTTCGACAACATTTTTTATATGTCTGTCCATCGCTCGCTCGTCCTCTGTTTTTAGCGGATGCCCCTCTGGCAATAAATCAGTGTCATGCTTTCCACTTCTATATTTACCATTTCTAACGGCATAAAGAAAGCTATTCACTCTAGCCATCGCCCACTGCTCTGGCGATGATACGGATGGCCTAACGCTTTGAGGGTTAGTTTTATATGCGCCTATGCCACGCTCGTAAACTTTTGAAAGCATCCCGACAGTTACACGTTTTGATTTTGTCTCACCGTGTTCCTCGTTATGTTCCTCTACTTTGTTTTTAACGCCTTCCAATGCAGAACCGCTTAAAGCTCTCTCGCCTTCATCTATACGGTCTAGCGCAGCGTCTTTTGCCCTAGCCCACGTTTGCCCTGCATCACCGCCCCACGCTGCCCACGCTACGCGGCCTTTTGATGGGTAGCCTTCTTCCCCTGCGCTAAACCCTTCAGCCTGCTTATCCACTTCATGCCTACTAAAAAAGCTGTGCATTCTGCGTACTGTCTCTGCCGACAATTCCTGACGGTTTACTAACTGACGCGCTCTGGCTACGGCTACAGCAGTGCCGCCCTGTTCGCCTTCTTCGCGCCACTTGAAAAACTTACGCGCTTCGGCTGCCATACCCTCTGTAGGCTTTAGGCTTATGTCTACGCCTTTATAGGTTGCCATCTTCGTCCTGTCCTACGTCTATGCTAGGCTGCGCTGGCAGTTTAGTGCCGTATGGCTGGAAAGCAGTATCTATGCCGTAACGGTCTGCTAATTCGCTCTCGCGGTTAATCTGTTCAAATACATCTTCTGTATCTTTACCGTATTGTGCGTGTATATCTTGCAAAGTAACAATGCCATTATTTAGCGCGGTTACACTCGCATTTATTTCCTTTTGTGGGTCTACCCACGCAAATCCGCGCGGTCTGTAAATTACATTGTCTGCAAATAAATCATATTTGCCCATAGGCAGGTTTAGCTTGCCGACAGTGATAGCCATCTCTAGCCACGCGCGATATACAGGGTCAATAAACGCATCAATCATAAACTGCTGCATCATCTTGAAATGATCGCGATCTTCAATAGTACCCTGTCTAATAGATGAATAGCTGACGCCCTCTAGGTTGTTCGCCAGTGATACATAGCTAACGCCTAGCCCTGATGCGATGCCGCGCAAAATAGCTTTCTCAAAATCAGCAAAGTTATCTGTCGGCTGCGATGGGTCAAATGCTTTAAAATCCATACCCTGCGGCAACTGTGAGAAAGTGCCGGGCGAGGCATCCATAATCGGTGCGTGATTATCGTAATCATCGCCCACAAAACCGTCACCTTCGGGGCTAACAAAGAAACCCATCTTTGATGCGGCTACTCTAGCGTTTACTAGCGCAGCTTCTTCAAAACCGTCCAGCATCTTTAACCGCGACAAAGCGTTGCTCATCATCGGAACGCCTCTGGTCTGACCTGCGCGTTCCTGAATAAAGCAGTGAATAATCTGGTCGGCTGGCACTTGTATATGCCTGCGCTTATTGGTCGATCCATAACTATGATCGTGGTGCGGATGATCCTCGAACATAAAATAACTAACTGGCTTGCCAGCTTTATCTATCTCAACGCCCATACGCACTTCGTTGCCGTTGCTTAAACGCTTGTTATATTCTTCGTCTAGATAGTCGGCTTCTAAAAACTGTAGGCTAAACCCGAATGGATTATCTGCTGGTCTGCGTATTTTCTTTATGATTACTTCGCCATCACGCGCTAGCGTTTCCATAAATAGACGCTGCGCCTGTATCCAGCTAAGACGCCCATCAACCGTACAAAATCCTGTACGTCCCCACGCCATAAAGTTTTGCTCGATAAGGCGGTTGCCTACTGTATCTAAACTGTTATCATCGTTGCGCTTGCGAACCTGTAACGATACGCCTGTTGCGCCTACGATGTTAGTGGTCATTATTTGTAGATATCGTTTTGCATAGGGATGATTTCGGCTAATCTCGCGGCATCTGTCGCGCAGTGTACGTAGATTTGGCCTAATTTCGCTATCAGCAGAGCGCGAAGAAGATATAAAATCGCTAAACAATCTGCCAATGTTTGCGCCTTGATAGTTGCGCTTTGCTGGCTTTGGCTTTGCCTTTAAGAAATCCATCACGCCCATATCTAAAACCTCACCAGAACTGTTGCGCCTGTTGCCTCGCCATTCTTAGCGCGTTCTAGCTGCAACTCTTTTGCGTACTCTTTACGGTAAAAATCACGCGCATCAATTAAATCTTGAAAAGACATTTTTGTAAGGCTACGCCCGTTAATGCTGTAACTGCTAACGTCTGCATCAGCCTTGCCCTGCAAAATGCTTTCAATCTTATCAATCATTATCTGAGCGTGGCTGCGAGGGTCTACATTAACATCTAAATCATACTCAATATCGAGCGTACCTGTGTCAACGATGATACGGTTGCCTGATGATGTTTCTGTGATTTCTAGCTGCCAGTGATAGTGGCCTTGGTCAAACCCTGCGCTAGTTGCGCTTGGTATAGAGAAAAGATAGTAGGTGGATGTTTCTGTAGCGTTTACTGTGAATTCGCTACTGTTGCCGTGAGCTAGCCTTGCTATGTAGGTTGCGCTATGCGTAGCAGTAGGATAATCCCCCACTAAATCTTCGCGCTTCCATTGTACAAAATCACCGATAGCGAACTTTTCTGGCTCGTTAGTCGGTGCGTTAGCTACATCAAATAAATTTGCCATTATCGCCAGCCGTTCACAAAACCGCCCGATGGACGTGGTTTAAAGATAGGACTATTCTGCACTTGCGGTTGCTTTGGCTTTTCTGGCTCTGCTGGTGCATTTGCAATCCTATCCGCAATATCATTTAGCCGCAGTGACAATATCGACAATGCGGCATAAGAGTAAACGCGGCAATCAAGTGCCTCATTTCGGGCGCGTGTTTTGACAAATTCCCTGCGCGGAAAGCCTTTATGATATTTCGTGACAATCTTTTCAGATGCTGCCAACTGTTTAAAATATTCATCATCGCGGCCTGTTGGGAAGTGACAAAACCCTGCTCCCGCCATTGTAACCTTTAAACGGCTAAAAATCAATTCTTTGATATTGTCAACGCCAATGGTAAACAGTTTGATTTTGCCGATGTTATTTCTGGTAGGTTTGCTAACAATAGGGCGTGTCTCGCCAGCCATCCCCTTAATAGCGAATATGCGCTTGCCTTCGCGCGGCCTGACATAGTTATACACCGCTTGCGTATAGTGACCGCCACTATCAATACAAGCTGACCTGATGCCCAACTGCCTACCGTCCTCAGTCTCATAGATAGCCTGTAGGCGGTTATCTAAGTCATTCCATAGATGCGGTGTAGATGGATCGCCATAAAGAGTAATCCAATCAATAGACCAGCTTTCCTCATCCCTTCCCCAGCCCACTATCTCTATCGCTAGATAGCTATCCTGTACGTCAATGCCTGCGGTAATACATACGATGCCTGCATCTAGCTTTTCATCATATTCCTCTGCACGTTCCGATATTGCGTAATCATCCACGCGCTCGCCTTGATCTTCCCACGTTTCTGCTAAATATACGTTCGTCCATACGCGCAGGGTTTCAGGCAGTTTTTTTGCTGATAAAAAATCGCGCACTGCATCAGCTAGCGGTGTCCAGACGCTGTAAATACCCGATATGTGGAAACCAGCCACGCCTGCAAATTCATCGGTAGCCTGCCAAGTTCCTGCCCTGATAGCGCGGTGGCGTTTGGCATCATCCCAGACGCTACCGCACTCATCGCACATATAATGCGCGGTTTCTGGCTTGCCTTCATCCCAGCGCACATTCGACCAGACCAAACGCTGATGGTGGCCGCAATCCTCGCAAGGCACATAGAAATAACGCTTGTCGCTTTCCTCAAATGCGCTTTCAATTCTAGACGCGCCTTTATTGGTCGGAGTGCTAACCATCACGATTTTTCTGTTCCAGAAAGTGGCAGAGCGTTTACGCGCTAGCTGTATCGGATCACCCTCACTGCCAGCAGAAGGGGGATATCTATCAACCTCATCGCATAGCACTATGCGGATAGGGCGGCTAGCAAGGCCAGCAGGACTATTAGAGCCAACAATAGAAATATGACCGCCACTAAACACTTTGTGCATAGTCGTATTATTTGCATCGCGGCTGCGGGGGTCTTTTACTTTGCCTTTTAGCTGCGGTGTGTCGCGCAGCATCGGGGCAAGCCTGTCTTTACTAAACGCACCGCCCATTTCTGCTGTGGGCTGCACTAGCAACATAGGCGCAGGGTCATGCGCGATATGGTAGCCGATGCAGTTAAGTAGCATTTCGGTTTTGCCTACCTGTGCGCCTGCCATAACTACTACGTCTGATAATTCAGGCTCAGATATAGCATCCATAATGCCGCGCTGGTATTCTGCCCTAGCCGTATGCCATCTGCCGGCTTCGGCACTAGCCTCCGATGACAGCCGCCTTTCTAGGTCTGCCCACTCTGCTACGCTTAGACGAGGGGGCGGCTTTAACGTCACCATCGCCTGTTGCACTGCTGCTATTAGTGCCTGTTGTGCGTCCAGCGTGTTCATCGGGCTGGTAAGCTGATAATTCATCTAATGCTTCCCTAACTTGATTTTCAATTACGCTTTGGATTACTTTGATGTCTTTTTCTGTGGCGCATATCGGGGCGCACTTTGTCGGCAAG